GCCTGTCTTTGGTGGTGGCGGGGAGGCTCTTAGGCTCTTAGGCGGTTTGGCATTTTCACGCCGTGGGCTGATTCCCTCCTGTCGGTTTCTCTAGTACCATAGATTATCTTAGCTTCATTTGGGTTTTCTACATTTGCGCATCATAATTCCCTCAGGGTAGGTGTTAGCGGGTGGGCCCTGTCATTGGTTACCCCTGTCTTAAGGTGGTGCCGCTGAAGCGGAACGTCTTTACTAGACTCCAAATTGCCCCCCTACACTTCTGTCAGTTGGCCAGAGTGTCAGGTTTAAATTGTCAACTAGCAAAACTCTTACAAATCAAATGGTCATCTCAGAACCACAATCTGAGAATGTCCGTAAAGAGATGGGGAGACTTCGTCGTCAAAGGTGTTGTCTCTCTAAGAAAGTTCGTCAGCGCGTGCTTGAACGCTTGGAACAAAAGAAAAGTCAACAAAAAGCAAATCGAGACAAGAAACATCCTGGACCTCCGTTTCTTGTGTCTCCAATAAGTCATACCATGCGTGGGTTTGACGTTTCGCACCGAGATTTTCTCCGTGCAAACCTTGGACGATATGCTTTAGTACACTCAGGGTTACATGGAATGGCGTGGTCACGGGTTAGGTTACAATTCGCGCCACTGAGTGATGGAACCATGGAAAAACCGCTCCATTTCCTCGACTTTTATGTTCAAGTAGACTATCGGGTTCCTGAGTTCCAATGTTCGTTTACTGGTTCTCAGTATCTTCAGCCCATCATCCGGTCCTATTGCAAAGATTCGGTGTTGATTCATTTTGGCCCTTGGTTACTTGGTCCTAATATTACACGGTTATATGATGAGTTGTTGGATAGTCTTGACGATGAGACCCTGTCGTCATCGGAGCTGATTGAAATGCTGTTACTGTTAGGTGGAGTAGAACAGAACCCTGGACCTTTGTTTGGTGATCGCGTTCGACCTAGTGAGTGTCAATACCAAGGTCAACGTGTCCAAGGAGAATGGATGCGGAGATCAGGACGAATGGTTCTTATTTGCCCTGGATGCCCATTGTACCTTTTGAAAGACAATGGTGCCTGGCCTCGAAGTGGAATAGCAATGCATCCTGGCCAGCCCGCTCCTGATATCCCAGTTGAAGTCCGAGACTCGGATCAGGCTCCCATTCCCGTTCCAGAAATCAAAGTCCAAGACCCCGGTCCTTTAGTTGGAGATGAACGGAGGGTTGCCAGTGTGCTAGATGGCTGCCTCCCGTCGGACGATGATTGTTGTGCTATAGCATCTCGTTATCTTTCGTGCCCTGTTCAGCGTTCATGGTGCTCATGTGTTACACAGATTCTGCACTTTGAAAATGATGAACGACTCGTTTGTTTTCGTGATGTTAAAGTCAATAAGAGTCCGATGATAATCGCACAGATCAAGGTAACCTGCCCGTTGCGTACGAGAATATGGTGGGTTGTGCTTTGTTTGATGTTGTTGCTTGTCAGTACTGTGATCACTTGGTCTATTTTCGATGACTGTGGTTATTATTCATTTCTATCCTATCTTCTTTGTTGCTTTATGTTTTTCTTCGATCCTGTTATTCCTGAACACGTTATTTATATACCGTTTGTCCCTCATGTAATTTCATGTGTGTTAACTGAATTTGACCGCGGAACAAGTCCTGTCGCGTGTCGTTCGACCCTTCGCCAGAAGATACGCCGTTTGGCTGCTCTACCAATTCCGGATTATGACTACATTAAATTTGTGGCAGGTTCTGAGTTGGTGGTGGAACAACTGCTGAGCTCAGCGGATTTTTTCGGGGAGGGGGTTGCTTGTTTACGGCAAGACCGGTAGACCCCTATCATACCAGTTTGAAAGTATATGCCGAAGGTGCTCGAGTTTCCGAGAGTCCTTTGTCAATTCCTGCTTCTAAGTTGGTGGATAATAAATTAGTTTATTTAAGTGTTCCTGTCTCTAGGAAAGATCGTAGACGAATGTATAGAAGATTGAATCATTGTGCTGTCCCTGGTTATGCTCCTTTGTGCATGGATACGAATGACCCTCTTACAGTAGAGTGTGCGTTTCGGAAGCGTCTGTTTCGTGATATACCTAGTCCCGATCCAGTTGTCCTCGTTAGACTTAAAAATTTCGTGTCCAATTTTGTTAGAAATTATTGTCCCGTGGTACAGCCTTATGATTTTTATGACTGGTTAGATACAACCTCATATAATCAACAACGAAAACAACAGTTGTGCGATGCATATGATTCTTTGAAAGGTGCACGTCCAACTTTACGACAATGTCGCCATATAGACACCTTCGTCAAGAGTGAGTTCTATCCTGAGTGGAAACACGCCAGGATGATTAACTCTCGATGTGATGCGTTCAAGGTGTGGTCCGGTCCTCGATTTAAGGCGATAGAAGATGCCGTCTATCAGTTACCTTGGTTTATAAAGCATGTTCCGGTACCAGACCGTCCTCGTCTGGTGTCCAATTTAAAACGCTATGGTCGCAAGTGCTATGCCACTGATTTCACTGCATTTGAAAGCCACTTTGATCCGTTGATTCTTGATGCGATAGAATGTGAGCTTTATCGGTGGTGTTTGAGAAATGATCCGGATGTTGAGTATTTATGTCAAGCTCTCATGGGCAAGAATGAGATGCGCACTCGCACCGGCCTGCATGCGTCGTGCTTAGGCAAGCGTATGTCAGGAGATATGTGCACTTCCCTGGGCAATGGATTCACCAATCTTATGTTGGCGATGTTCATTGCATCAGAGAAGGGTGGCACAGTCGACGGCTTTGTAGAAGGTGATGATGGGTTGTTGACCTGCGATGTTGAACTTACAGCGCAGGATTATTTGCAGTGCGGATTTAGTATTAAAATTGAAGAGGTTGTTGATCCGTGTTGTGCGTCATTTTGTGGTCTCATTTTTTCCGAATCCGGTGAGATCATTCGAGATCCTCGTAAATTTATGATGGGGTTCGGTTGGACTCAGTCATTCATCAATGCCGGTCAAACAATGATGGATGAGTTACTGCGAGCAAAGGCACTGTCGGCTGTCTATGAGACCCCACAGTGCCCTATTATAGGCGCTTTTGCTCGGTATGCACTGTCTGTTACTAAACATGTGCATCCTCGCTTCGTTGATGATGGTTTCCATTGTGTTCCACCAGATCAGTTGCGAGTGCCTGAGTTCCATCCCAGTGATGACACAAGAGAATTGTTTTCTAGAGTGTTTGACACTCCGATTCCCTTGCAGATAGAAATTGAGAATGCTGTCTTGAAGGGTGACATGGATCTAGTGTCACGTCTTTTGCCATCTACTGTTGTTCAGTCCACTTATTCTCAGAACTACGTTATAGTCACTTGATTGGTTACAGCCTTACTCTGTTGACGGTGATTTGATCGTAGACACAATGCCTCTTTGCAGGAGGTTAAAATGCACGACTAGCCTGTTGGTGAAATGGATTTCATTTAGTGTACGCAGATACATTTGCCACACTGGTGCACGG